GGCTGGCCTTCTCCAGCACCTTCTCATCATGCTTGAGCGCAGCCTCGGTCATCTGCGCCTCGGTCTGCATCGCAACCTGTTCGACGCGGATCTCCTCCATCTTGGCCTGGGAGGCGTACCCCTGGGCCGCAAGCTGGAGTTCACGCTCGGTCTGAAGCCGTGCCAGGGCAATCTCGTGCTTCTGGTCGCTCTTGTTCTGGAAGAACTCCAGCAGCTTGGGCAGGCCGCTGATCAGCAGACCACCGAGGGTAGAAAGCAGAGAGAGCATGTTTACCCCTTGGTGGAGATGACATCATCACCGCGCTGGACGGTGACCTTGTCGCCTTCGACACTGACCTTCATGGACGCTTCCTGACGCTCAGGCTTGTCCAGGCGCCCGATCAACTCCTTGATGATCGTGATCTCGGGCTTCTCTTCCTTCTTGGTCTCGTTGACGATGCCGTTGACCATCTGGATCAGAGCCATCGTGGCGGTTGCCACCAGACCGATGACAGCAGGAAGCGCTTCGGTGTTCAGGAAAGCCGACGACACAACACCCACTAGCACCAGCAGGAAGATCCAGACGATGGCCGTCTTGCCGATGGCCTTGGCAGCGACTTCCTTGGCGGTGGCCTGAGCCTCCAGCCGCTTGAGTTCAACTGCGGCCTGGGCCTTCAGGGTGTTCAGGTCAATCGGTTCCATGATGACTCCGTCACTCGTACATGATGTTGATCTGACCTGCGTCGAAGGTGTCAGTACCGTTGACCGTAGTTACGCGGATTCGATCTAACGTGGCGGATAGCGGTTTTGTGCCAGCCGCGAGGAGTAGGCCAGCAGAAGTGTATCCAACCCCAGACATTGTCCATTTATTTCCGGTCATATTACAGAATACGTACTGTCCTTCTCGTACATACGATGCCGATGCACTCGAAGTGTCTGCGATCAAAAAACCGTTACTATTTCCGGTTGCAAGTGTGGCAAAACCACCTCCACCTTCATAACCGGAAGTTTCATACCCGGAAGATGTACCAAGTTGAAAAATAATCTGCGATGATCCGTTGGTACTGACACCATTGAACATCACGGTAATACGCTTAGCCCATGACGGAATACCCGTGAAATCAACAACAGTACCGCTGGTGCTGTTCTGCACAGTGCCTTGAACTAGGGAACCCCCACGCAGGCTCGCCGGGGTGACAGCCCTCGTAGTATCCGTACCCGTTTGAACCTCAGCACTGGTGGCAAGTTCGACAACTCCGCTGACAGTGTCTGTCGCGGCAGTCAGCGTGCTGACTGCAACGCTCTGCCATGTCGTTCCGTTTGAACTCAGGACGTTCCCCGCAGTGCCGGGAGACGACAGCCCCGTGCCGCCAGATACAGCAGGAAGCGTGGCCACCCACGAAGGAATGCCCGCAGCGACCGTCAGGACAGCGTCGGTTGCGCCCACCGTCAGCTTGCTGATCGCCGTGGTGCTGGAGGCGTAGAGAAGATCTCCAACCGCGTAGCTGGACTGCCCAGTGCCGCCAGAGGTCGCGGGCAGCGCCGTCCCAAGGGACAGGGACGCTGCGTAGGTGAACGCGGGTGCTACATCAGTGCCCGCAGCATTGATCCGCAGCGTCATGGACGCGCCAGCAGGAACAGCAACACCGGGTTGCCCCGAGACCTTGACGGTAGCGATCTGCCCGCAGTTGTTGGTGACGAAGTAGAGCTTGCGGTTGGTAGGGACGATGACATCCCGGGCAACACCGGGCGTGCCGGTGATGTTCAGGAACATGTTTCGCGCGGAGTTGGTCCCGGCGCTGCCGTCCACAATGGTCAGCGTGACATTGCCCAATGTCACGTCCGCAGTCGCCAGCCCTGCGATTGCCTGATCGGTCAGGTCGATCATCCCGCTGCTGACTGTCGTGCCCCAGCCCGTATCGTTGAGGCTGGGATTAGAAAGCCGCAGGTTGGTCGTGTAATTGGTTCCTGGCATGGGTTACCTCAAGCGAAGCGCAGCAGCGCCGTGGTGGCCGTGGGCTGCGGTAGTGTGACGACAAACGTGCCGGAAGCGGTCTTGTCAGCACCGAAGTCGATAACAGCAATCGCCCGGTCAGCTTCGGACGAGTTGTAGATCAGCGCACCACGGCAGACAAAAGACGCACCTGACCAAACGGGGTTGTCAAAAGTGACGTAGGCAGTGGTCCCAGACAGCAGGACTTGCACGTTGGTCAGTGTCACTCCACCCGTCGCGTACCCCGCGCCTGCGGGCACTTGCCCTGGCGTTGAAACGTTGTACGCGGTCGTGGCTTGACTCAGATCTGCGCTCGCGGTGTAGAGCGCCATCTTGATGACGTCTGTGTCCAGATCATGGATACCTAACCAAGACTCCTGCTTGAACGAGGAGCACATTCCCTGGAGGATCGCCATGTCACTTCACCGGGTTTCTGACTTGACCGCTGCGGTAGGCGTCTGTACGGTTCTTGCCGTCGCCCAGGTTCTTCAGCAGCAGAATCGAATCGTTGAACTGGCTGACATACAACTGAACAATGTCCTGCTCAGCCTTCATGAACCGAGCAGCTTCCACCATGACAGCATTGAACAGCACGGTGTCAAAGTTGTCACCAAGCCATGTGTTGCCCGCCGCGACAATGCTCTGCGGCTGGTAGAAGTAGTTCAGATCAAGGCTGAAGTTCGCCCCAGGCGTGGGGCCGAGGATGATCTTCTGGATCAACGCAGTTGACGTACCGTCCAGGGCGTAGTACCGAGGCGTGCCAGTGGTTGCGGGGTTCGGATAGCTTTCCCGCATGAAGTTCACATCCTTGTTCAGGAGGAACGCACGGTCACCCCCGCCCAAGAGCGTCGAGTACACAGCCACGCTGTACGCCGCCAGGAAGTCTGACGGCAGGTTGACGTTCTGGGCGCCGCTGGTCAGCGCCAGGGTCGCGTCCTTCCGAAGGATCGGAAGCTGCACCGTCTGATAGATCTTCTGTTCTGCCAGCTTGGTGAGCGTGGCAAAGTCAACAGACGAGAACGTGTTCTCGACCGTATCCTCGACGGCGACCTTCAGTGCGGTGTAGTCCATAGCTTACGCCATCGGTCCCCGGGCCATGCGGCCCTTGGTCTGCGCCTTGCCACCACGAACTTGAATGCCCGAGGTCTTGACCGGGGGCGTCGCAGCGGAAGCGATGTTGCCCACCACCATGCGCGGCATGGGCGCGTCAGCGTTCACGACCGGAGTCGGAACAGGCTTGGCCTTCATCATGTCACTTCCCCTTGCGCCCGACCGGGCCTTGGTTTGCCACGCGGGCCATGTTGCGACCCATCTTCTGGGACATCTTGGTGGTCACACCACCCTTGGCGAGCTTGGTCTTGGGCTTGCCCGGGTGCAGCGCGGCCTCGTGCTTGTGGACTGCTTCCTTGGGGGTCATGTTCACTCCTTGTCAGGTAATCGTTACTGTACCAACTTCACCCACGCCGACCAAGGTGTTTGGCGTGAGCACAGCGTCAAAGTCCCTGGCGCCACCGATAGGGTTCCACCCCCACTGGATGACCAACATGCCCTCGCCAGGGAAGCCTTCTTGCAAGGGGCCGGTGCCTGATGTCTGGCTTGTCTGCAGGCCGTTCGTTCCGGACTGATACCACGTATTTGTGTCCGGGCGGGGGTCACGCAGAGCCTGGGGGTCATCCACCGGGTACATGCCCAACTGCAACTGCGGTTGGTCCGGAGTCCAGCACTGAGGGCACGCCTTGATCTGCGTCTGCTTGGTCTTGACGACGAGGTTCTTCAGCTTCTTCAGGTCGAAACGGAACCCACAGACGTCGCAGAACCCGAACGCCTTTGCGCCGTTTGCAAACCTGTTGGCCATGATTAGCTGATGAACATCTGCCGAGGTACGAACCGTACCGCAGCCTTCTCACGGTCTTCGCTCGATGCACGGTCCCAGTCTTCGTCGTACTGCGCCTTCAGGATCTGGAGCCGCTCCATGCCGCCCGGGAGCTTCATGGCGAGGTAGTACGCCAGCCCGGAGACCAAGCAAGGGATGAAGCGGAAGGGGATGTCCTGCGTGGCTTCCCCACCAGCACCTGCATCTTGGATGCGCCGCAAGTACCAGTAGACGAACTGGTAGACGCCCGTCTGGTCAGGCGTGGGCCACACGGTGATGCTGGGCGCTGCCGTTGCGCCCGGGGAGTAGCTGCTCGCCGCCGGGTACGTCGCGTTGGAGTTCCGGTTGACCAGCACCTGAATCGGACGCGCCTGCTGCAGCTTGTTGGGGATGGACGAGTACGTGCTGACGCTGATGCGCGTGATGGTCAGATCCACCTGAGTCGAGACGTTGCCCGCACCGGTGCGGATGACATGCTCAAGGAGATCGACGGTGTCAGACGGCAACGTGTATGTGTTCGTACCCTGCACCAAGGGAATCATGCCCTGGTTGAAGGTCCACATGTTGATGCCACGGTTCGCCCAGTCTGCGAACAGCAGGTTCAGGGACCGCCGCGCAGTGCGCAGGTCGTAGCCCGTGCGAAGCTCTGCTCCGCAGCGCTCAAACGCCTCCTCGACCGCATCGTTGAGGTCGAGGTTGAAGGTGGTGGTCCCTGATGTGGTCACGCTGATTTCCTTTTGCCCGAAGGACTCACCGGCCAAGACTGCCTAGCAGGGCCCGTTTTGCGCTCCACCATCGTCTTGCGCTGCGCGGAGGAGAGCTTCTTGGCAGCGGCAGCGGGGCGACAAGCAGGGTACGCACGCGAGGACTTCTCTTCACCCGAGCGGCCACACGCCTTCCCGGTCTTCACATCGACCCACTTCTCACCGAACCACTTGCCGAGGCCCGCCTTAGCCACGCTTCACCCGGTTGTCTGCGCCGCCCCACGAACCGCCACGAGACTTGTACTCCTTCGCTGCCCAGGCGTTGGCGTAGGCGCTGGGGTACACATCAAACTTGGCCTTGGCTTCCGCCTTGACCTTGGACCACAGGGATGGGTTCTGGGGACGCGAGCGCGTCTCCCCGCCTTCGGCGTACAGATCCACCTTGTCACCATCCTTGCGGCGGATGACCTTGGGCTTCTTCAACTCCGGGCGGATGGCGCCCATGCCGCGTGAGGCCTTCATACGTACTTCGTCTTCTTGGTGCGAGTCTCGCACCCACCACCGCGCACAGAGCCGCCCTTGGCGTAGGCTTTCACCTTGCCGCCCTTCTTGAGCGCGGGTTCCCGCGCCATCTCTTCAGCGGCTTCGCGCTGCGCCTCCCGTAGCGAAGGCGACCCAGAACGGAACCGCCCCGTCTCTCGGACACGTCCCGTAGCCATCATGGGCTCGATGGGTCTCTCCGCAGCCCCCGCACGCCTCGCAGCCGCCGCTGCTTCTGCGGCTCTCAGACCGCCACGGACAGCCTGCCCTGCGGCGCGGGCCGGGGGGAGCGCCATGAGCATGTTCATGGCGTTGCGTTGGGCTTCTGACATGCCTTCCGCACCCTCCGCAGGTGCCTTGGCGCTGCCACCGGTGGGGATCTCCGCACGGCCAGATGGAGTTCTAGCGGGCTGGCCATAACCACGGCCCCGCATCGAAGACTCGCGCATCTCTTTTTGTCGGGCAGCTTCTTCTCGGCTGGCTACAGAATACGTTTTCCCATCGTATTCAAACGTGGGCTTACCTCCACGTTTTTCCCAATCTTCACGAGCGTTGGCGTAGGCTTCTTTGAAGGGTGTTTTCGGCACCTCTTGCCCGGGCCGCGCCCTGTAGCGCGCATTTGGGTCGGCGTCGCTTGCCATGTCACACCACCTTGCACTGCTTGACGCCGCGTTGGGCGACGCCTGCGCCGCGCACAGAGCCGCGCTTGGCGTAGGCCTTGGTCATGCCGCCCTTGGCCTTCTTCTTGGGCGGTAGCATGCCTTCCGGATCGATGTTCTTGGGGAAGTGCTTCTCCGCCGCATCGCTGGCCTTCTGCTTCGCCGCCGACTCCATCGCCATGCGCACTGCAGCCGGAATTGCCGGCGCCGGGGCCGGAGCCTTCGTGGGATTTTGCGTCGCCATCTTTCTCTCCTCAGCAGGCTTTGCCGCCGTACATCATCTTGACCATCTTGCCCGAGCCCTTGCCTTTGGACTCGATACCGCCACCCTTGGCGAACGGCTTGCCCTTGGGCTTGCCCTTGGCTTCTTCCTTCTCGTGCTTGATCATGGCCTTGGGCGCACCCTTAGCCTTCATGAAGGCGAGTTCCTTCTTGACCATCTTGGGGGATTCTTTCACGGGGCCTCCTTCGGCCTTATGGGCTTCGAACGTCAGGCCAACGGCCTGGGGGATGCCCACCTTCTTGGCGAAGCCTGGGCTGTGCGCGACGGCCCGCATGAGCCGCTCTTGCTTGGGAGAACTATACGGCATGGGGCTTGCTTCGTAGATTGTCGATCTTCGACTCAATCCTGTCAAAGCGTTCGATCAACTCTTTCATGTCCTGCCGGAACTCTGAGCGGGTGATGTG